TTAGTCTGAGGAGTTAGATAGTCCTCGTCATGTTGATAGAAGATACCAGCAAAGATACCAGTGATACCTTTACCATCTGCCTTCTTGCTGAAGGAGATAGCTCGGTCTTGTACGTGACCCATTATACAACTCATGTGTTTCTTTTGCAAGAGTAAACCAGGATTACTAACTGGTCTACCCATCACACCAGATGTAAAGTAATGGCTGTATGCTATGCCATTAACAATAGGTACAGAAAGAAAGTCATGAACCTCCCAGTTATATTTCTTTAGATTGAAATCACTGTAACCAATCAACCCTTCTAGTTTTCTATCTGACTCGATAGCTCTATCAATACGTTGCTCGTGATTACCAATAAGAAATATCTTCTTAGGTTTCCATACCTTCTTCTTATTGACACGCTGCCTCTTCTGCTCCTCGATGATAGGCTTCATGAATACATCCATAGCTTTGTTACCAGCTTCGATGTCATCATTGTATGTCCTACCCTCGAATGCTTTCTTACCTACGTCATAGACACTGAGACTTGGCATGTCCCAGTGATCTCCTAAATGAACTATAACATCAGGCTTAGTCTTGACAGCGTACTCACCTGCCCATTCTAAATGCTCGAATGAGTTATTAGGTTTGCATTGTGTATCAGGGATTACTAAGTGTCTCATGTTGACCTTTCTAACAACTGTAAATAATAGACCGCATCTATAACAACCAATGGGTCTGACTTGTTTTGTTTAACAACAACTACTGGTTCTCTACCTTCAGGGCAATTGTCTTTTGCTTGTGAATAGAAAGCATAGACAGCCATAGATTCTCTTGACTTACACTCAACAGATATCTTTAGCTTATCACCTGCCAACTGAGAGAACAGGATGTCCTCACCGCCAGCACCCATACTTGTAGACCTTACATCGTCTTGGGAAAAGGGAAAGAGTTCGAGGATCTGATCTCGGAACCATTGCTGTAGCTTTCTTCCTTTGGCTTTTGCACTTTGGGTTTTGATGGTTTTCTCCTTAAATCTAAGAACTTATCTAGTCTCACTTTCTTAATACTCTTAATCCACTGCTTCGGTATGTGTATCCTAGAGTTAGACTGATCGTGAGAGATTGCAGCAGCAAGACAGACAGCATCGTCAGTCTCATCTACTAAGAAACCTATGCTTAGTACAGGATGTACATCAGCTTTAGAGTTATCTTCCCATCCTGCATCAGCAACAGCATCAACCCATTGGACATAACCTATTGTGAATTGCTTGGCGGTTTCCACAACTGCTTCTCTTGTCTTCTTATCCATAGCAACCTCGCACGTTCAGTTAGTTTATCAATGTCATTGTCGTAAGCAGACAGCACCTCGTCAAATAATTGTTGCTCACCTTCACAGTCTTTAAGTATCTTCTCTGCTTTCTTAGGTCCAATACCTCTTAATCCTGGAATGTTATCAACACGATCACCAGTTAGTATCTGCATATAAAAGTTTCTTATGGCATCTTCTTCCTTTACATAATATAAATCTTGTTTAACAAAGTTGTAGTGCCAGCCACGTAACATGTCTAAGTCTTTATCAATAGACATGACACATGACTGGTCTTCGGGTAACTCGTAGACAGCAATACCTATAGCATCATCTGCCTCTTGACCTTGAATTAATTCAAAGCCCCACTTGCTAACCAAGTATTCTCTAAGGGTGTCGTAGTGTACTGGTTTTCTGTTGTTAACTCTATTACCCTTGTAGTCTTGCTCAGTAGCAATCTTATCTCGGTAGTTTCCTTTACCTGTGATGTAGCCAGAGTAGGACTCGACACCTTGAACACTTAATAAGTTATCAATGAAGTGTCCCATCCTAGAGATAGCATACTTCTCTTCCTCTGGATCATCAACAGAGAATCCCACACGATAGACGAGGATGTCCCCATCAATGAGGGCTTTGACATCCTGCATTGACGGGGTACTCATTACAGCGCTTCTTCTAAACTATCATCAAGAGCAGACTCGTCAGCCTCATACACAACCAAGTCAGTAATGACTAGCTTGTTGATACCTGCGGATACACCTGCCTTACCTTTGAACTGGTAAGCATAGGGCTTGATCCACGCTACTCCTTTTGATCCATTACCTACCTTTCCTGATACGCCTGAACCATCTGGCATCTCAGTCTTGATAGGAAACTTCTTAGATTTAGCTACAATATAGAAGCCTTTATCTTCCTTACGCTTCACCTCGATACCTTGATCCTCTAGTGCAGAGACTGCACCATCAGATAGGTTACACAAATCAACCTGATACTTCTCAGACATCTGGTTAGGTGTGTCAAGGAAAGCCCACATGATATCAGCTTTTACCTTTATTGCTTTTAAGTCTTGCATTTTACTTCTCCTTAGTGTGTTGTTGCCCAATTAGTACCTATCTTATACTCACCATCGAGTGGACAACGTAGCCCTAGTGTGAGTCCTGCTTCCTGAATTGCCTGAACGCCAGCTTGACCTACAGATTCAGCAAGTTTTTCATTCGTTTCTATCTGCCATTCATCATGAACATTAGCTACAAATGAAGCATCCATTATAACACGATTTAGTTTAGAATGCAACAATACTAATGCTTGTTTCATTACTACTGCACCTGCTCCTTGTAGTAATACATTCAAGGCAGCGTGTGCTGATCGAACCATAAGCCTACGACCATCAAGACTAGGTAGCCAACCACGTTTAGCTAGTCTATCTACCTTCTGTCTCAGTGTCTTGAGTGCTGGTGTGTTGGCAAGGAAGCTATCGATTAACTTCTTACCTTCACGTTCACCACCACCTACGATAGCACCTATCTTAGCTGGACCTGCACCATAAAGAAAAGCATATATAAAAGTCTTGGCTTGATCCCTGTTAGTAAGACCTGCTGCTTTCATGTTCTTAGTATGAATGTCACCACTCAGTATCTCGTTGGTGTACTCCTCGTCACGCATGTAGTGTGCAAGCATACGTAACTCAAGACCACTAGCATCTATACCTACCAGTACATTACCATCCTCTACTGTCCAACACTCACGACACTCCTTACCAAACGGATTACCAACACGAGGAACCTGTGCAAGGTTAGGTTTAGAATGAGTCATCCTACCTGTCACTGCTCCGTTGGTGATGACCTTACAGTGAACCCTGTCGGAGTTATCAGCATGGTCAATCCATGATTCAACTTGAGCCACCCGTTTCTGAACGAGTAAGTATTCTGCAATGAGTTTAGCTTCAGGTAAGTCAATAGTTTGTAATACTTTCTCATCAACGATCACCGATCCTTTCTCTGTGTGCTTAGTTGGTTGCCAACCCAGAGTCATCAAGCGTTCTGCTATCTGCTTACGTGATCCAGGATTGAACACTTCTACTTTGTCCTTGAGTCTGTTGCCTGTCTTCTCGCTATACCTACGTGTTACAATAGGTCTGAAAACTTCTTGTAGTTCTTCCTCAATTTCGTGTAGTCTTTTCCTCCAACCTGCCAAAAGGAATAACGCTTTCTTAACATCGAGCTTGAATCCTTTCTCTTCCTGTTGCTTAACAATAAGAGCGACTTGATGTTCGAGATCCAATGAGTTACCCCATACCAATAGATCATTGCTAAGACGCTTATGTAGTGTCTCGGTAACGGAAACATCTTGTTTACAATAGCTGACCATCTCTTCTGTAAGCCCACCATCAAAGTCTTTGAAGTCATCCTTGTAGTTTCCTAGTCTGTGACCCCAAGCTCTGAGTGAATGTCCTCCCTCGATGATTGGGTTCAGTAGTCTTGACATGACTAGCGTGTCTGATATTTTGTGATGAGTTGTATCGATACCCCATACCTTTTGTAGCACAGGCTGATCGAACCCTATGATATTGTGTCCTATCAATGTGCTTCTTTCTGTTAGGTATTCTGCTAATTGATCTTTCTCTTCCCATACTCTTACCTCCTTAGTTGATAAGTCTTTAGTAACAGCACACCAGATATGAGTGGCTGTGCTGTTAGTCTCAATGTCTATGATGATTGACCTCATAGTACGTCTTCCTCTTCGTCTTTACGTTCAATCATTCTACCAGAATCCAAGTCATAAAGCAAGCGACACGCTGGTCCAGTGAGTCCAGAGAATCTGTTCTTGAGTACACGTACATGAGTGGTGTGTCTCTCAAGTGGATCATCATCCTGACCATTACGTTCCAGTCCAATCACTAGGTCTGATAGCTGTGCAATAGAACCAGAGCCACGTAATTGTGACAAAGATGTGGCAGCGCCTTCCTCATGTCCCTTACCATCAGGTCTTTTGAGATGTGACACAACGAACAACGAGATACCACACTCAGCCACGAGCATACGTAGCTTAGTCATGATCTCATCGATAGACTTACGCTCATCACCTGACCCCTGTGCTGACACGACTATGGACACGTGATCCAAGAACACGAAACGACAACCTAATCCTTTAGCCAAGTAACGAACTCGACTCAGTATGTTATCGATACTTGTTGATCCGAAGTGATCGAACAAGAACATACGACCTGTGCCTAGCGTAGCATCAAACGACTGACGCAACTCATCAGTGGTGTACTCTACATCAGGTAGGTGCAACGGCTTGTTAGCATGGAGTGACATGATAGAACGTGCTGTCTTGTTGGTTGATTCCTCTAAGAACATCAGCCCTATGTTATCGTCTGTGTTCTTCAGAACATGCCACACTAACTCACGTACAAACTGTGACTTACCTAGTCCTGACCCTGCTGTGATAGTCACAAGCTCCTCACGTATACCATACGACAGCTTGTTGAGTCCTCTGAATGGGTAGTCAACAATGCTCTTCTCGACAGGCTTAGACACCTCATCCCACAAGGTAGAGCCATCGATGATACCATCCGGTACATAGCGTTCGGACTGCCACCACTTCTCAAAGAATAACTTCTCATCTCCTCGGCTCAAGTAATCGCAACCATCCTTGAACTCAGACGTAGACTTGAACACCTTGATCTTAGAACCAAAGACTTCAGCTATCTGCTTAGACGCTTCGTGTCCTTGATCGTCGTTGTCCATGAACACAACGATGGAATCAAAACTATCAAGCCACTCATAGTTCTTACGGATGTCAGCACCTGCTGATCCTGCTCCGTTCCTGATTGATACAACAGGGTACTTACTGCCTAGCATCTGGTAACAGGCGAGGGCATCCATCTCACCTTCTACTATGGTTACATACTTACCGCCCTTGTTAAACAAATGCTGACCAAACAAGCCACCCTCCCTCCAATCACCTACGGTAGAGAACTTCTTGTCTACAATGCCACGCTTCTTGTACGCTACTACATCGTTGTCATTGTGATACGGAAACCAGTAGCTGTTACTGTCTTGCACAACGCCATACTTCTCGCACGTTGCTTTGGTTATGCCTCGATCAACGATAGTCTTAGAGACTGCATCGTCATCTGGTTCTGCCATCTTAGTAGAATGGAGTGTCATCTTGTTCCTTTGTGTTTGATTATTGCCACCCGTCCAGTGCCTTGTCTTACACGAGAAGCAATAGGTAGAGTTCTCGTAGTAAGTCAAAGCATCTGAAGAGCCACAGTCATTACATGGTTGATGTGTTTTTATTTTATTCATAATAAATAATAATAAGTAATAATTAATTGATAACTAAGTTAAATATTTTAGCATGGATTTACTGATCCGGTACAATTTTATATCCACGCATGTTGAATGCACGTTGTAGCACCTCGATCTGTCTATCGATAGGGTAGTCGTTACCGTTGATTGAGTTGTACAAGTCAGACAGCAACCCCTCCTGATAAGACTCCTCTTGCCACGCCTCCTCTTGTGCTACTGTCATCTCGTACTCGTGTCCATCTTGATCGTAGTATTCGTCATCCATTTGTTTCTCCTTTAGTTAGTGATCGTCTACGCTGATACCACCGTAGAGTACTCCGCTTATATTGTCAAGGTCTAAGTCGTCTGGGTAGTCCTCGTACTCGTGCATCAATGAGGTGTTACCGTAGCTGTGTACGCCTGTGTCCTTAGCACAACTGACGCACATGTCTAGGAACTCCTTAGTTTCTGCTGACTTCATGCTTGCCTCATACTCAGA